ATGAAGCTAACAGACTTAGTAATCAAGCGAGCCAAACCAAAGGAAAAAGCCTATACGTTGGCAGATGGTAACGGGCTATCTTTGTTGGTTGATACCAATGGTTCTAAAGGCTGGCGATATCGTTATCAATTTGCGGGTAAAACCAAAATGATCTCATTAGGAGTTTATCCGGTAGTAACACTCACTGAGGCTAGAACTAAACGCGATGAGGCAAGAAAGCTGGTGGCTAACGGAATCAACCCCAGCGAAGTAAGAAAAACCGAAAAGATATTCGCAGCAAACCAAATAGAAAACACCTTTGAAAATATAACTCGTGAATGGTATGAAAAACGCGTAGACAGGTGGTCAGCTTCTTATGCCAAAGAAATGATGGAAACATTTGGAAAAGACGTTTTCCCATATATAGGCAATAGGCCTATTGCTGAGATTAAGCCAATGGAACTTATGGCTGTTTTATCACGAATGAACGAGCGGGGAGCGACCGAGAAACTCAGAAAAGTTCGTCAACGGTGTGGGGAGGTATGGCGATATGCAATAGTAACAGGGAGAGCTGAATATAACCCCGCCCCGGATTTAGTGTCTGCTTTTGCTCCACATAAAAAAGAACATTATTCGTTTTTAACTGTTGATGAAATCCCTGAGTTCTATAAATCCTTAAATGCTTACACAGGCAGTTTCATCGTAAAAATGGGGATGCGATTACAAATGATAATTGGTGCCCGTCCCGGTGAATTACGCAAGGCTGAATGGTCAGAAGTTGATTTTAATAAAGCGCAATGGGAAATACCTGCTGCAAAAATGAAAATGCGTCGTCCTCATATTGTTCCATTATCAAATCAGGCTATTGATATTTTAGAACAACTAAAGCCCATTACAGGCCAAGGGAAATATGTTTTTCAGGGCAGGAATGATGCAAATAAGCCTATGAGTGAAATGGCATTAAATTTATTAATTAGGCGAATTGGTTATACAGGGCAAGCAACGAGCCATGGATTCCGTCATACCATGAGTACAATCTTGCATGAACAAAACTATCCATCTGAATGGATTGAAACGCAGCTTGCCCATGTTGATAAGAACAGCATTAGAGGGACTTACAATCACGCCCAATACTTGGATGGCCGTAGGGAAATGCTTCAATGGTATGCCGACTACATGGACGCACTCGAACAAGGCGGAAATGTGGTGCATGGCAAATTTAAGAAACATGCTTAACTGGATGAATAGACAGCTACAATTGTCTTTAGTAGACTATCCAAGACGTTAAAGAATAAAGCTATGCCTAGGGTCGCTTTCGAAAACTAGTACACCTCTACGAACTGGCATAGCTCCTACTAAATAGAGGGCGTGAGGTGTAAATGAAAAATAAACCTGATTACTGTCCAGAATGGTTTGATTTAGATAACTATAATGTTTGCTGTAAATTCAATAGAGCTGCATGGTGGCAAGCAATCATGCATCGCAAAATATTACTCTCCAATAATTTGAAACAAAGTTTATTATCTGGAATGAGTAAGGATTATGCTATAGATATGTTGAAATTTTACTCAAACGAGGCTAATACAATTATTTATAATAACTCAGACGAAGAAAATACCTTGATAAGAGACAATAGTATTTCAGAGATTGGATTATTTGAATACATTGATATTAATGATACTTTAAGGAAGAAGCATCCGGAAATTCTGAGTGGTATCAATAGAATGCTTAAAAGAACTGATGAATATCAAGAAGTAGAAGGCGTAACAGTAGATTCAATGGGATATGAATATCTATGGCATGATTATGATATAGAAGAGTTTTTCCCTTCCGATTTTAAAATTACTGGTTCTTTTTATGATCAGGATATAAAGTCACCACCTTATATTTATGTGGACTTAAGTATAAATGATAATTTAATTATTGATGATTTTATAGAATGGTTAAAACAAAAAAGAAAGCAAAAAAACATCACGTCTAAAACAGTAAGAATTACAGATAAAGATTTATCTAAGCTAGCCGAATACAAAGTATTGCCATTTATTGATTTATATTTATGGGGAATAATATCTGGACAAGAACTAACGCAGTATCAGATGGCGAGCTTACTATTCCCTAATGAGTTTGATGTTGACATAAAAGATAGGCTAAGATCTGTGACTAAACCTAAAGCAATGGCATTATTGAATAGTAAAATTGACTTAATCATGTAATGAATTTTCGTTTTTTTCGTTTCGGAGTAAAAATAAGTATTTTTATTTCGGAGCGAAAGCTATAGGATTTTGATTCGTAATAAAATTAATAAATTACCGTCTCTCGTGTCACCTTACTTTTTGAAGTTTAATGCCTCTTGTAATCAAACAACGTCCATTACAACATCTCAAGGACTGGATAACAGGGGGCTACATGCCAACAACTATCACACCAAAAGAAAACCTTATCCGCTTACCCGAAGTCCAGCGCAGAACGGGATACGGCAAAGCATGGATCTACAAACTTATTGCTGATGGTAAATTTCCAAAGCAAATCAAAATCGGTACTCGTTCAGTCGCTTTTCTTGAATCAGAAATTGATGGCTGGATAGATCAACGTATCGCTGAATCTCGTAGTGAGGTGATGTAATGCCAAATTTTATATTACCCACCGACGAACAGCGGAAATATATTCTTTCCGCCTATGGTGAATCTGAAAGGCGAATAAGAGAAAGAGAACGGGAAAGAATATCCGGTATTTCTCGCAGCCATTGCCATAAATTGGAAGGATTGGGCTTATTTCCGCCCCGCTGTCATTTTGGGCGTAATTCCTGCGCGTGGCTTTTAAGCGATGTTCTATGGTGGGTACGTAACCCGCCAACAGTAGACAATGTAAATAACCCCTACAGCCGAAAATCAAATTAATTAAGACAGGGTAAAAATATGACATCTAAAAATATGGCCTTAATCGGTCAGGGAATCGCTCACTCTGAAAATAGCCAAGAACCTATTTTGGTTCAACACAGAACTGAATCGAGAATTGATAGCCGTCTGTTTGCTAGGCGTATTGGGATTAAGCATAAGAACCTCTACGAACTGGTAAAAAAGAACACTAAGAATTTACGTCAGTTCGGCACACTTCCGTTTCAAACGGAGACGTGCATTCATGCAACTGGGGCAGCCAAAATTAAGTATGCGCTTTTGAATGAAAACCAGTTCGATTTTATGTGCCGTATTGTACGTGGTCGTAATCATGAGGAAATGACCCAGTTTAAGCTGGACGTGACAAAAGCCTTTGCCAAGAAGCGAGCCGCTGAACCTATTCGCCGCGAATATCTGCCGAACTATCACGAGTCACGCGACGCCTTACGTGATCTGGGCGCAGAGCGTCACCACTACATCAACCTTGCCCGTACTGAGAATCGCTTTGCGGGTTTGCTGGATGGCGAACGTCACAGCGCAGACGAACAACAGCTAGGGATGCTTGTTTGTATACAGAAAATCGAACAGGCAGCCTTTCAGGATGCAAGGAATGCAGGGTTATCCGCTACTCAGGCATTAGGAGAATTGAGCCGACGTATTGAGCTATTCGCACAGATCATGAACCCTACCGGACGCATTGGAGGCTAAGTAATGATGCAGGGAATTAATTTTGGTGACTCCTTGAAGTTAAGGAGTCCCATTATAGAAGTCATCAGCTTAGGCTCCCCGATAATTTCGGGGTGGTTATCAGCGAAATTTTTCGCCGAGGGGTATACGAAATATTTCTCACACCTACGGCAACTTATTGATTCTTTCGAGGCCGTCACTTTAGCTACTTCGATGATTTCGGATCAGTTACCTAACCCATTGATATATATTCAAACGCCAGATTTGGCGTCTGGTCATACTTTGACTAAGTTCCCTAACCCATTGATATTTAATCAAGCTGCAAATTTGCAGTCTGCTTATAATTTGAGCGCCAAAAATATCGGTATGCAAAATTCAATATCCGATAATCGGACTTTGGGCGTAACTGATAGTTACTCGCAAACTTTGTGCGTATCATTTAGCGACGCGGTTAATTTGCGATCCTCATTGAGTGGAGTGCAAAAAGAAAAGGATAACACGACGAATACTACCCTTTGGGATGATGGTTCTTTCCATCATAAGTTAAATCAATCAGTTAACCGTAAAGCAAATTTGCTTTACTTTGAATTACAGCAGCTTAAGAACTTACCCTCTTTAAGAGGGGCAGTTAGGCTACCATCTTTAAGAGGGTTGGTTAGTAAACACACTGATTGTAACTCACCTTTTGAAGGTATTGGGATTTCCTCAATACCCAATATCTTTCCATCAGCGGCAACTATAACGATTTCCGTAACAGTTGATTTGAACTCAGTGAACAATATTCACTTGGTTAGTTATTGCTCAGGTGATGTAAACCACCGGGCTTATTGTCGGTTGGTTCAACCCCGTGGTTCAATGCCGCGTGATTGTAATTCTTTGCGTAATATGCGTTTTATCCATGTAGCCAAGGATGAATCACCATCAACTTTTGCTTGCTCTTCAAGTTGTTGTCTAAATTCTTCTGTCATTCTCATTTGGTACTGTGGAGATCTTTTCTCTTTTGGTATTGACATGGTAATTACCCTAGGATATTTTGAATTACATGGTAACGACCATTGTAGTTTTAGTCACCAAATAATACAACGCCCCGTTGTGCTCGTAACACATACAGGGCGTCTAACCAAACCGTTAAATGAGGTAACGATTATGGCTACCCCACAGCTTAACCAAACTCGCCTTAAATTTACATTCCTAATTGCATCAGGCACTCAGCGTCTGGTGGATATTCACCCTGTGCGCCTTATCACTGTACTGGCGGATAGCGAAGGTGAAGCCCGTCTACTGGCTGGTATTTCCTCACTGATATTCGTATCTCGTCAACCAAGGGATATCGGTATCGATACCCCTTTCAACTATAGCGATATGTCTACCGTTCAGGGGATGAGCCATGCATAACCCTTCACCCCATGACTATTACACCCATCAGAACGGGGAAACCGTTCAGGTGTTGTCGGTGGCCTTTAACCGCGTGACGTTTGTCCGTGATGGTTATCACACCCCGTGCACCATGCCAGCAAGCCGTTTCACTAAAGAATACACCTACGCAGGGAGAGCCTGATCATGTCTGATATCTATAACCATTTAGTACGCAACGACTTTAGCACTATGAGCACTGAGAAAATTAAAGATCTGCGTAAGCATTCAGAGGGAGCACATAGCGCAGTGATGGCGGCCATGTCTGCAATGGGCGAACTGGCTTTCTGGTCTGCCGATAATGAAAACTATGCAGATTGTCAGGCAAGGGAGGATTTACGCCGCATAGGTGAAGCCCTGATGTATTTGCCGAGGATCGTCGAAGCGCTGAACGACACAGCCCAGCATGCGGATTTTGAAATCCATCACCGTGAGGGTTTCCCTAAATGATAAATCATATTGATATCCGTTCAGTGAAAGCGGCGGCGCAGGATCACTGGCAAAATGTGTTATCGGCCTGTGGGGTGGATGTACCGACAAAGGGTAAGCATGGCGCTTGCCCCATCTGTGGGGGTACTGACCGTTTTCACTTCATGGACGATCACGGCAACGGAGACTGGCATTGCCGCCAGTGTGACAACCCGAATTACGGGGATGGGCTGGATTTATTGATGAGGGCGAAGGGGATTACTCTGATTGCGGCGGCTAAAATCGTTGCTGATGCACTGGCGTTACCTTTGCCAGAACCAGAACCCAAGCCTGCCAGAAAGGAGGCTCCCAAATCGGAGGCTCCTGTACAGTCAGCCATTGAGGAAACCACAAGGCTCATACAAAGTTCTGCCCTGGGCGAATCGGACTACCTGAAACGCAAAGGACTTCATCACCCTGTCAGGCTGTTATCCGACGGCACTATTATTTTGCCTGTACAACGTGGGAGTGAATTGACAGGAGGCCAGACGATTAAGCCGGACGGTAAAAAACGGTTTATTACGGGAACGAAGAAAAAGGGGAGCTTTACCCCTTTATCAGAACTAAGCGGCTCGCCAGATACGGTGCTGATTGCTGAGGGGTACGCAACAGCCTTAACGGTCAGTCAATTGCATAGGGGGCTGACTTTGGTCGCGTTTGATGCGGGTAATTTGTTACCTGTCTCGCAATGGGTCAGGGAGCATTATCCAAAGACAAAAATTATCATCGCGGCGGATAACGATATTGAGCCGGGAGAACCCAATAAGGGCAAAGTGTCAGCCGAAAAAGCGGCTAAGGCTGTCAATGGTTGGGTAACGCTACCACCGACAGAGCATAAAGCTGATTGGGACGATTACCGACAGCAGCACGGCATTGGGGCAGCAAAGCAGGCGTTTAGTGAAGGGCTATATCAGGTTGGGGAGAAAAAGGCCGTGTCAAAGTCAGTTGTAATTAATTTAGATGACCATCGTGAGAAAGAGCGCGATCCGTTAAAGGCCTTTATTGATACGCGTAAAAGCGGGATTTACTACGTTACGCCAAAGGTAGACAAAGATAGCGGCGAAATTATCAACCATGAACAATGGCTCAGTGATTCGATGCAGGTGATTGGGCGCGGTCGTGATGATATTGAGTTTTATCTCATTATCCAATGGGAGGAAGACGGCACAACTTATACCGAGGCAGTGAAGACAGGCGATATTGGCGAGCGCGAAGGCTGGCGGCAACTTAAAGCGGCAGGGTTGAATATTGCGACCAAACCTTTTTTGCGTAACATTCTGTCAGACTGGTTGCAACGTTGCGCTAAAAAGACTGACTGGCACATCACCCACTCGACAGGCTGGCAACATGGGGCTTATATCTTCCCAACAGGTGAGGTTATCGGCAATCCTGAAAAATCGGTTATTTTTTGTGGCAGAACGTCGTCAATACGAGGCTATACCGTGGCAGGAACGCCGGAAAGCTGGCGTGATTCTGTGGCAAAACTGGCGAAGGGTAATCCCTTTATGATGCTGTCCATTGCCTCCGCGCTGGCTTCTCCGGTTATTGGCTTGTTGCGTGATGATGGCTTCGGTGTTCACTTCTACGATCAGAGTACCGCAGGGAAAACGACGGCGCAAAGTGTGGGGTGTAGTGTATTCGGTGAACCCTCCGCGATGCGTTTAACGTGGTTTGCTACCACATTAGGGCTGATTAACGAAGCCGCCGCCCATAATAATAACCTGTTACCCCTTGATGAAGTTGGACAAGGTTCATCCGTTAAAGATGTGGCGAATGCGTCTTATGCCTTGTTTAATGGCAAAGGAAAGCTACAGGGTATGAAAAGTGGTGGGAACCGTGACATTCTCCAGTTCAAAACCATTGCTATCAGTACAGGGGAGGTTGATCTTGATACGTTTGTCAGAAGTGAAGGTAAGCGCCTGAAAGCGGGTCAGCTTGTCCGGTTGCTGAATATTCCATTCAGTAGCCCGACTGTCTTTCATGGTTATCAGGATGCCAGAGAGCACGCTAAGGCAATTGAAAAAGCGATTGCTGACAATCATGGTGCCATCGGGCGGGCATGGTGTAATTATCTGACTCAGCATAAAAAAGCGACCAGAAACACCATTGAGGAAGCCAAGACCCGTTGGAATGGATTAATTCCCAAAGGTGCAGGTGCGCAACTTCCCCGCGTGGCGGAACGGTTTGCTATCTTAGAGGGCGCACTCATCGCAGCGACACACCTTACCGGATGGACAGAACAGGAGAGCCGGGACGCAATACAGTACTGCTTCAATGCGTGGATGGCTGAATTTGGTACTGCTAATAAGGAGCACCAACAGATCCGGGAACAAACCGAGGCATTTTTAGACCGCTTCGGATTGAACCGGTATGCGCCAGAGCCGTACACCTACGATCACGCCACCATTTCTAATCTTGCAGGCTATCGGAAAGATACCTGTGAAATACCCAATAACAGCGGGCTTATTCATTTTTACACGTTCCCTGATGTGTTTGAGACAGAAATATCAGAAGGCTTTGAACCGAAGATGTTCGCACGAGTTTTAGCAGAATCGGGCATGTTGAAAAAGGCCGCCAATGGGGGTTTTAAGGTACAGGGCATGAAACATAACGGCTCACCCCGTAAGTATTATGTGGTGATGTATTCTGCTGATGAGATGGAAGAATAAATTCTTCATACGCGCGTAAAACTAACCGACAACACCGACAAACCGACAATAGCTATATAAATATCTTAAAAATCAATACACTAAAATGTTAAATGTTTGTCGGTACGTTGTCGGTTTGTCGTTTTCATTGTCGAACTTAAAACAAAGCCCCTGCCAGAAGAAAAACTTTCTTTTCTTGGCAGGTAAAAGGATTCAGAGACACATAGAGGGAGTTTATAAGTGAGATTGTCGAAAACCGACAACAGGAGATTACATCTATCAAATTGAAATATAATGATAATACTTTGATTTTTGAGATATCAAAAAATTGAGCGACAATTAACCGACAACGATTTAACATTATATCTGATTGAATATAAATGATAATTTTGTAAATTGTCGGTTTGTCGGTGTTGTCGGTAACTTTTCACTGTATATATACAAAAAATAGCGAGGTATAAAAATGAACCGAGTTCAAGAGCTAAAAGAAAAAGTCAGTGAGCTGAATCAATTATTAGATTCAGGATATCCAAGATATCGTTTTGATAAAGAAACCAGTGAAGAAATCAGTCAAAAAATCACACTATTGAAAGAATTAGCTTCACAGCTTTCTAATCAATTAAGAAAACAGTACTCCAATGGAGAGTTATCACGGTTTGAAATGGCTTTTATTGAGCCTGCTATATCAGAGGCTTATATGAAAGGAATAGCTAAAATACGCAGAGGTGCTAAACCCAATCAAACTGTTCATGGTCACATAGTTGAGACATTATTTACATTAGAGCATTGGATAGGTGGTATCGAAGAATATAAGAGTAAAGATTTGTAAATATTCCGTCCTCATGTTTCCGCCTGTTTATCCCTCATATTTAGAGGGGTTTTTTATTATTTTTCATGGTGTTAAATAGTGATTGCTGATACATGTAGGTGTGTTTTTGGTTTCTGTTATTCCCTGCCTTGAGCGGTAGCCTCAGACATCTGCCGCTCTTTTTTTACCTGCATGAACAGCCAACTTTCTTAACCTACATGCAGAGGCACCATGAAAAAGCTACTTGAATTACGCCAGCAAAAAGCCGATTTAACCACCCAGATGCGCACCCTGCTCACCCAAGCCGAAGGTGAAAAGCGCTCCCTGACCGAGGATGAAGCCAAACAGTTTGACGAACTGCGCAGCCAGTCCGACACCCTGAATACCGAAATTGCCCGCTATGAAGCCTTGTCTGATGAAGAACGCAATCAGGCAAAAAGTAAGCCGACCAGTGAAAAACTCAGCAATGACGAGCTGCGTCATTACATCCTGACAGGAGAAGCGCGTACCTTGTCTACTGCCGTTTCCTCAGACGGCGGCTATACCGTTATCCCCGAACTGAACAAGCAGATTATGCAGCAACTGGCGGATGAATCGGTGATGCGTCAAATCTGTACCATCAAGACCACGCGCAGCAACGAATACAAGCAACTGGTTTCTGTCGGGGGCGCAGCCGTCGCACACGGGGAAGAAGGCAAGGCACGCAATGAAACCACAACGCCGAAAATGGAAGAAGTCAGCATCAAGCTGTTCCCCATCTACGCCTATCCCAAGACGACCCAAGAAATCATTGATTTTAGCGATGTGGATATCTTGGGCTGGCTGACTTCTGAAATTGCAGACACCTTTGTCGATACCGAAGAAACGGATCTTGTCAGCGGTGACGGCAGTAAAAAAGCAAAAGGCTTTCTGTCTTATCCCCGCGACACCCAAGGCGACAAGGTGCGTGATTTTGGCACACTGCAAAAACTGGAAGCTACCACGCTTGAGGCCGATAGCCTGATTGACCTTAAGTTCCTGCTTAAGAACAAATACCGCAAGAATGCGGTGTGGGTGATGAACTCCGGTACAGCCGCTCAGGTACAAAAGCTGAAAAATGGCAATGGTGATTATATCTGGCGGGAACGTTTGCAGGCGGGTGATCCGGATATGCTGCTGGGCTTGCCTGTCCACTACCTCGAATTTATGCCAGAAGGTGTGATCGGTCTGGGTGACTTCAAACGCGGCTATTTTATCGTTGACCATGAAACCGGTATTCGTACCCGTCCTGACAATATCACCGAGCCGGGATTTTATAAGGTTCACACCGATAAATATCTGGGTGGCGGGCTGGTGGATTCCAACGCGGTTAAGGTGCTGGAAGTGAAAGCAGCCAGTAAATAAGCGAGAGGGGCGAAAAGCCCCTTTTCAGTCTTGGAGTCCATAAGATGAATAACAATTTTGAGATCCGCACTGCCTCTTTGTCTGCCAGTGATAAAAAACTGACGGGTTATGTGATTAAGTGGAACAGCCGATCCCACGTTTTATGGGATGAATTTGTTGAACAGTTTACCCCGAATGCCTTTCGTGCCAGCTTGACGGCAAATACGGATGTTCGGGCATTGTATGAACATGATCATACGAACCTGTTAGGCCGTACCACCTCCGGCACATTGCAGCTTAGCGAAGATGCCACCGGATTACGCTTTGAGTTAACCCCGCCTGATACCCAACTGGGGCGCGATGTGCTGACACTGGTTGAACGGGGTGATATTTCTGGCATGTCCTTTGGGTTCAGGGCAACCAAGGATCAGTGGGATGTGGGTCAGGAACCTTATATCAGAACCGTTCTGGAAGCCGAACTGCGGGAAATCACCATTACCAGTATGCCCGCCTATCCTGACAGTGGCGTAGAAATTGCCAAACGCTCATTGAACGCAGCTAAACCCTGTGATCTGCGTCATTACTGGCTGCAACTGTCTGAGGTGTAATCATGTGGCCTTTTAAGCGTAAAGCCCCTGAAACCCGTAGCATGACGATTGATGAGTTTCTTTCTCTGGCAGGCGTACCGAATACCAAATCCGGTGAGCATGTTTCACCCTCGACAGCCGAAGGTCTGCCCGCGGTGATGAATGCCGTCACGGTGATTAGTGAAGCCGTTGCCACTATGCCCTGTTACCTTTATCGGGTTCGGCACCAGAACGGGAAAGAGTCCCGCGAGTGGCTGAGCGATCACCCCGTGGATTATTTGCTCAATGAATGTCCGAATGACTGCCAGACACCTTTTCAGTTTAAGCGCACCCTGATGCGCCATTGCTTACTCAATGGGAATGCCTATGCGGTGATTGTCTGGGGGCGTGATGGTCAACCGCAATCCTTGCACCCTTACCCGCCGTCAGCGGTGATAGCGCAAAGGTTATCCGATCACCGATTTGCCTACACCCTCACCGAACCTTATAGCGGCGAGGTCAAAACTTACCTACAGGAAGAAATCCTGCATCTGCGTTATGCCACCGAAGATGGCTTTTTGGGGCGTTCCCCTGTCACCATTTGCCGTGAAACTTTAGGTCTGGGACTGGCACAACAACGCCACGGAGCCAGTATCATGAAAGACGGCATGATGGCAGCAGGAGTGATTAAAGCCGCTGACTGGCTGGATGGGATCAAGGGAAGTAAGGCACTGGAAGCCCTCGAACGTTATAAAGGTGCTCGCAATGCAGGAAAAACGCCTATTCTTGAAGGTGGGATGGAATACCAGCAGTTAGGCATGAGTAACCAGGATGCGGAGTGGCTGGCCTCCCGCCGTTTCACCATTGAAGATATCGCCCGGATGTTCAATGTCAGTCCTATCTTCCTGCAAGAGTATTCGAACAGCACCTACAGCAACTTTAGTGAAGCGTCCCGCGCCTTTCTGACCATCACTATGCGCCCGTGGCTGGCTAATTTTGAGCAACAAATCAAAGCAGCCTTGCTGATGACTTCACCGAAACGGGGGATTCGTTATCAGGTGGAATTTGATACCGCTGATTTATTGCGAGCTAACCCGAAAGAACGTTTCCAGAGCTACGAAACTGCCATTAAATCCGGTGTTATGTCACCGAATGAAGCCCGTGAACGCGAGGGATTATCACCCCGTGAGGGCGGTGATGAATTTAGTCAGGCATGGAAGCAAACGGTTGAAGTAAAAAAACAAACGGAGAACAAGGCATGAGAGCAGGCAGATTGCGGCATCGGATAACTATTCGTAAAAATGAAAGTACGCGTGATTCGTTTGGCGGTGTCATCAATAACTGGGTGGATGTTGCCACCGTCTGGGCAGAAGTCAAAGCCATTAGTGGGCGGGAGCTGGTGGCATCCGGCGCAGTGTTCTCAGAAGCCACCGTGCGTATCTGGCTGCGTTATCGTGCTGATGTGACCACAGCGAACAGCATTACCTATCACGGCGCAAACACCAGAGGGACGGCATTCGACATTGTGGCGGTGATCCCTGATACGAAGCACACCCGCCTAGAGCTGCTTTGCAAGGGAGGTATATTCCGATGAGCCAGATTGAAATTCCCTTGAACGAAATCAAACAACATTGCCGATTGGATGAGAGCGATACCCTTGATGATGCCTTGCTCATGGGTTATGCCGCCGCCGCGCTTGAAGTCTGCCAGCAACATATCGGTAAGCGGTTTAGTGACGATCTGGCTTTTACCCCGGCGATTAAAGTGGGTTGCCTGCTGTATATCGGTTTGTTGTATGAGAATCGGGAGATGGCGACTGATGTTGAACTCAAAGAAGTGCCTTTTACTATCAAATCGTTGTGGTCTGTCTATCGTGATGTGGGGATCTACTGATGCCGTGGCAACCGTTAAAACGCTGTCACTATCCCGGTTGTAAACAGCGGGTGAAATCAGGCCGGTGTAAGGAACATCGGCGGGAACAGGACAGGCAGCGCGGTACACGTACCGAGCGAGGCTACAGTAACCGATGGGGACACTATCGGCTGCAATACCTGAAAACCTATCCCTTATGTGTCCACTGCTTACAGCAAGGCAGCTACACGCCTGCAAGCATTGTGGATCACATCATCCCGATACAGGGTGAAGCGGATGTGCTGTTTTGGCTTGCATCCAATCATCAAGCTCTATGCCATGCCTGCCATAACCGTAAGACGGTACAGACAGACCCGATAACCAAAACGAAGCGAAAACAGGGAGCTTATCGGGAGCAGGAGGCAGAAGCAGCACGATTATTTATCACAAGAATAATAACCAAATGAAATAACGGGGTGGGGGTAGCAAAAATGACAAATGCCCCTCTGAGCGGAACCGCCGCCCCCTCCAATTTTTACGCACGGTACTTTTTTCAATAGCAGTCATCTTTATAGGAAACAATAGATTATGGCAAGAGCACCCAAACCCCCGGTTTATTTAAATGATATCGCTGCCGAGCAATGGAAATCGAAAGCCAAGATTCTTAACGAACGGGAGGATCTCAGTCCGGCCGACTGGAACAACTTAGAACTGTATTGCGTCAATTATGCGATTTACCGTAAAGCCGTGGCCGACATTGAATTACGCGGGTTCGCGGTGGAAGGTTCACGCGGCGCGGCAACCAGTAACCCGTCACTGAAAGCGAAAGCCGATGCTGAAAAAATCATGATAAAAATGTCGTCACTGCTGGGCTTTGATCCCGTATCCCGCCGCCGAAATCCGATAGAAAGCGACGAACCTGATGATTTAGATGTGCTGATTGCCTGAGTGAGGTCACAGTGAATGCATGGGAGCAGTACGCTCTTGATGTCGAAAATGGCACAATTCCGGCCTGTAAGCGCCTGAAACAGGCTGTGAAACGCTACTATAACGACCTGAACAACCCGATTTACACGTTTGATACTGAGGTGGTAGAGCGTTTTATTGCGTTCTCCCGCCTCTGTCCCCACGTCAAAGGTCATTTGCGGGGTAAGCCGATTGTCTTGGAGCCGTGGCAACAATTTGCCTTTGCCAACCTGTTCGGCTTCAAGGTCAAGGCCACCGGACGCAGGAAATACCGCAGTGCTTACATTCAGGTGCCGCGCAAAAATGCGAAGTCCACGGTTGCCGCGATACTGGCGAACTGGTTCTTGGTGATGGAGAACGGACAGCAGGATATCTACACCGCCGCCGTGAGTCGCGATCAGGCGCGTATTGTGTTTGATGATGCCCGCCAGATGTGCCTGTTATCAAAGCCGTTCAAGAGACGGGTCTCTATCCAGCAGCACAAAGTGACCTATCCAAAGAGCAACAGCCTGTTAAAGCCGCTAGCGGCGAAAGCTGCCACGATTGAGGGAACAAACCCCAGCCTTGCCATTGTTGATGAGTACCATTTACACCCTGATAACGCCGTTTACTCTGCTCTTGAACTGGGCATGGGTGCCCGTCCTGAAGGTATCCTGTTTGCCATTACCACGGCGGGCAGTAACGTGATATCAGCTTGTAAGCAGCATTATGATTATTGCTGTCAGATACTGAACGGGGAAGAACAGAATGCATCGCTGTTCGCCCTGATTTACGAACTGGATGACGAGAGAGAAATTGATGATGAATCCCTTTGGGTTAAAGCCAATCCCAATCTGAATGTCTCGGTAGAGAGTGACGCCCTGCATGACACGATACAGAAAGCCCGCGGTATTCCCTCACAATGGACGGAGATGTTAACCAAACGCTTTAATATCTGGTGTCAGGGTGAAACGCCTTGGATGGGTGAAGGCGCTTGGAAAGCCTGTCAGACGGATTATGAAGAAAATGACCTCAAAGGGCTGGAGTGTTACGCCGGACTGGACTTATCTTCAACGGGCGATATCACCAGCATTTGTTACACGTTCCCCGTGGATAATGAACTGTTATTACTGACCCGTCATTACCTGCCCGAAGTACAATTGCAGAACCCCGCCAACAAGAACCGGGCAGTTTATCGGCAATGGGCACAAGCAGGCTGGATACGCACCACCACAGGCGATTGCATTGATTATGACCGTATCCGCGATGACATTATTAAAGACAGCCAGCACTTTGATATCAAGCTGGTCGGCTTTGATACATGGAACGCCACGCATCTACGTACACAATTACAAGGCGCAGGGCTGGATGTTGAGCCGTTCCCACAAACCTATATGCGCTTTAGCCCGGTGGCTAAATCTGCCGAGGTATTCGTGAATCGCAAAGTCATTTGTCACAACGGCGATCCGGTGCTCGCGTGGGCAATGTCTAATGTCGTAATGGAGACAGACGCGAACGCCAATATCAAACCGAATAAGAAGAAATCGGCAAACAAGATAGACCCCGCAATTGCGTTCCTGATGAGTTTTGGCACATGGCAGAGTGAGCATGAAGAGTTTGCTTTCAGTCTCAGTGATGAACAAAGGCAACGACTGGCTAGCTTTGATGGGATTTAGCTAACCCATTGATATTTAATCAGACCCCGAATTTAGGATCTGCTTGTATTTTAACCGCCGGACTTATTGCCGGTTAGTTGCCTCATTGCATAGAGCAAGAACTGCCCCTCTTTAAGAGGGTTAGTTTGAACACCAAAAATATCGGTATGCAAAATTCAATATCCGAAAATCGGACTTTGTGCGGCAGTAATGCTGACTCACTGAATTTGCACACCTCTTTAAGAGGAGAGCAATAACTAACCAAACCTCTTAAAGAGGTGTGCCTATCAGGTGAGAAATATTTTTCAGTTGCCCGGGTGGTCAAAGTGACGGCCTCGGCAAAATCAATGAGTTAATCAACTATAGGGGAAATCTCTATTGTGAAAATCACAATACAGGACGGCTTGAAATTAAGCGCTCATTCAAGATGTGATATCCCACCTTGGGTATGGTGATCTCCCCCATACCTTTGAGCCACTGAATACGTATTACGTCCGCAGTCAGGAGCTGAACGTGATTATAAGTTTAATTTGTTGATTTTTATGATGGTTGAAAAACCAGCCCATCTTTAAGGCGGCAATCAATGGCACGAAAGCAGCAAAAAAACTCACAGGCTATAGCTACAGTCACAGGCAAGATCACCGTGGCACCCAAGCGTATAAAGTGCCAGACAGGGAAAGTGATGGCCGTTGCCACCATGCAAGTACAGAGTGATAAGCGAAGCCCCTACCCGCTTCGTGTTGTGGGTTTTGATGAAGTGGCGCTCTCGGTGATGCTGTTACAGAAAGGTCAGGTGATCACCGTAACAGGGAAGGCTTCTTACTGGCAGGGCTATCAGTTGGCTGTTACTTCCATCGCTTAA